AAAGTTTTTGCTAATCTTGTTTCAATCCGTGCCATTTTTTATAATTTTTTAAAGTTTGCGATACGTCGACTTGTCCACCGCCTGGATGGCTTTCTCGCTGACCAACAGGTCAAGGCACTTATGTGCTGTCGGGTACGTTATACCCACCGCACCAGCCACCTCGGTGATGGTCATCGCGCAATACGCATTGTTAATCACTGCCAGCACAATAGCTGCATTTGCTCCGTGGTTCTTAACCACTCTCATGTCAATTGTCAATTCTCGTTTCATAATACTTGATTTTTTAATTATATGGATATTACTTTTCTTTATATACATATCGGTTCTTCTGCCTTATCTTCTATGTACCACATCATCAACTGCTGAAACGTTGTCAGGTCGCGCACCACCACGTATTTATACCTGTATTGCGTCGCCAGCTTCTCAAACGTCTTTTGGCTGTCGCTTTGCTTACCGTCGGGCGTCTTCGTCTCGATGAGCAACCCAGCATATCCGTGACGTGGTATCAGTAGTATCAAGTCCGATACGCCAGCCCTGACGCCCTCATCCTTCATTATCTTTGCCGTCCATACGTTACGCGCCCCACCATTACCGACTGCAAAGAATAACGGCTCTATCGTTGTATATCGCTTACGGAACCAGCTTACGAAATCCTTTTGTATCTGGCTCTCCGTCTGTGGTTTTGTATCTGCTTTCTTCATATCGTTTCCAATAATTTATAAAACACCCTACGCAGTGGCAACGATGCGCCACGTACCATCTGTTTCATCTGCTCGGCTTCATCAGAAGTGAGGTATATCTCCGATTCGCCTGTTATTTCATTCTTCCCTGCTCTCATAATCCTTATTTTGCGTTTATTTCCGTTTTAACCGCGTTTTATGTCGTTGCCTTATAACTTACCCACTTTCGTAACAAAACGATGTCAGCGACGCTAAAAACCGCCTTTTTCAATATTTCCCTTTGAACATATCCATAGCTGCATTCAGAATCATTTCCGACTGGCTGACTTTTTCCTCTACATCGTCAACCGTACCCGTGACGCCATTTGCAACATTTTTCTTTGTCTGAATCAAATTATACATATATTCGTCTATCGTGCCATTTCCTAACAGATACGTACACGTCACCGCATTCTTTTGCCCGTTACGGTGTGCTCTGTCCTCAGCTTGACAACAGTCAGCATACGTCCAAGGGAACTCAACGAAAAGCACGTTACTTGCAGCCGTCAACGTCAAACCAGTGCCACCGCTACGATAATTCAGTATGATGAGCTTGCACGCTTCGTCCTGCTGGAACTTATCGACGCTGTATTGCTTTTGCTTGTCGTTGTCGTCACCCGTCACCGTGACCGCTTTCGGAAATTCGCGCTTCAATGCTGCCACCACCTCTTTCAGGAAACAGAATACTATCAGCTTATCGCCACCGTCTATCGTATTATGGATGACGTCCACTGCGCTGTCAATCTTGCCACGCGCCGACACCTGTTTAAGAATGTTCATTCGTACCATGATATCACCACGGATGGCTCTCTGCAACTTATCATCGTCTGCATTCTGATAGTCACGCAGATACTTGATGACATCTTTCTCGGCTGCTGCATATTCCTTACGGTTGCTGATGTCCGTTACAAGATAGCTGCGTGTCTTGTCGGGCAACTGCGTAAGCACGTCTTTTTTCTGCCTACGGAAAAAGCATACGTTACGCAATCTGAGGTTCAGTTCCTTGACGTGGCTTGACTTGTTCAATCCCTGACAATAACGCCCTATGAACTTCTGATAGCCGCCAAAGTCGTTCAATCTGTCCATAATGCGAAGCTGCTGCACTAAGTCCTCGTTATTATTGACAACTGGTGTACCCGTCAACTCTAACACGTATTCCTTACCCTCTGCGATACCCTGCACGAATTTCGACTGCTGGGTCTTGTTGCTCTTGCACTTGTGGCTCTCGTCAATAATGACGGTACGGAACAGGTTAATACGTGGGTCGAACTCGATACTTTTCATTGTGAAACGCTCCTGACGTATCAGCCTGCGGACAAAGAACTTTTTAAGGCTCTCATAGTTAGTGATGATGACCTGACAGAACGGTTTGCCGTCCAGTCGTTTCATCGTCAAAAGGTTCTGCCATACACCTCGGTTGCTATCGTCGAGTATCACTGCATCAACGCCACCGAATTTCTTGAACTCACGTTGCCAGTTGACCTTCAACGATGCAGGGCAGATGACCAGTGCAGGGAAAGCACCGCTGGCCGTCAGCGTGCCGATGGCTTGCGCTGTCTTTCCCAGTCCTGGCTCATCACCCATGATGCAGCGTTTTTTCTGCAAAGCATAGGCAATGCCCTCTTTTTGGTAGTCGTATGGCTGCACAAGCATATTATGAGGAACGGTCAGCTCTGGCATAGGCAACGGCTCGTAGCTTTCCACGGCTTCGTCATCCTTCATCCATCGCACCGTCCGCACAAATCCCTTACCTTGCGCCCACTCTGCCATGATACGCAGGTATTGGGCGTCTACAATGGCGACTTCCCAGTACTTATACTCGGCTTGATACCTTGCGCTTGGTATGCGCTTGGTGCAGGCTACGAGCATAGGATGATACTGGTAAGCCACCTTGTAGACGTTAGGTGTCAGCGTTATGTCCAACGTCGGTATCATCATGCCGTCTTACGCTTTTTACCCTTGCCCTTTTTGCCATCGTTCCCGATGGTTTGTACGTCAGCCTGTGGTACTTGGTCGGTTGTCACCTTGCCGTCGAACGGGTCTTCATCAGCAAAATTGAGGTCGCCCTCTTTAATGCCGTACTTTTGCTCGTTCCAATATGCTTTGGCTTCGTACACTACCGCCTCGACTGCGAGGAACAACTCACTGCAATATTTGTAGTGGTCATGCTCAACTGCACCAATCTTTGGCGATTCGACCTTGATAACATAACCACTCTGACAAATGCGGTTGCCGCTGATTTCGACAAACGTCTCTTCATCAGATAGCGTGATGGTGTCAACAGTCATCAGTTTGAATACGCTGCGGCTGTTGCCGTCCTGAATGCGGTCGGCTTCCAGTTGCTTCAATGTGCGGTTCTCGGCTTCGCGCTGTTCTGTCAACAGTGACAGGTGAGGGATGAGGGCATTCATCGTCGCCTTCAAATCCTTGTGTACGATGTTACCACCTGCAACGGTTACGATATTACCGTTGTCATCCTTGAACACAACATTCAGCGTGTTCTTTTTTGTCACTTGAATCTTAAGAAACTCCATAAATTTTTAATTAATAGGGTTAATACTTACAGACGGTGTGTCCATCTGCCTTTCTTATCACGTTTAAAGAAATTCATACCGAAAACTTCTGGAGGGTATTCCCCTGCCTTTAAGTTTTTCACTCCATTCTTTCCTACTGCTGGAAAATTCTTTTCTTTCATAATGATTTAATAATTAAATTGTGAATAAAACGCCTCGAAAAACCTATCTTCAGGCCGAGGTAAACGAATGCCTAATTCATCCCATGCGTCCTGCTGAATATTATTTAGGAACTGCGTCATCTGTCCGGTGTTCAACTTGCTCGACGTGTTATATATGCGCTCCAGCTTTTCGCCTACCTGAATCGTTTTCATCAGGAACTTTTTGCAATAGTACATATACACGTCATCCTTGTTGGTTCCCGTTTCACGCTCGATGCACGTCAGCCACATCCACATCAGGTCGTTCTGAGCGATACTGCGTTTCGTGCTGGCTCGCTTAATCGTGATGACATATTCCCCGTTTGAAAGGAAGTCGAAGACTGCGGCTGGCTCTTCGCTGAATGCCAGCCTGCCGTCTCGCTTGGTTAGGATTATCTGCTTAGCCATACGTCAGAATGGTAAATCTTTCTCGTTACCCTCTTGGAACGCTGGTGCTGCCTGCTGTGTTTGCGCCTGCGGTTGTGGTGCTGGTGCAGGTGCAGGTGCAGGTGCAAGTTGCGGAGTTGGTGCAGACTGTTGCGTCTGCTGCTGACTACGTGGCACGTAACGCTCTATTGAGTACGGGCGTATGCCTGTGAAGTTCTTGGTATTGCCCTGAGCGTCTTTATAGGTATTACCCTGCACGACAAACTCAATACTCACTAAATCGCCTTTCTTTAGACCTTGTTTCACCAGTTCATTAAGCTGGTCTAACCCCTTACCGCCAAACTCCAGTAAGGGTCTATTCTCTTGCAGTTGCTCACCTGTGATGGAATCGTAACGGCTGCAATCGAGATACACCTTTCTGCGTTGCAACGTCTTTGTTGAATCCGTCTTTGATGCGATAGTCTGCTGCTGGTCAACAGCGATTATACGACCAATTAATACAAATGCCATATACTTTGATTTTATAAAAGTTTGTATGAAATACTCTCGGCCACCTTCGTAGTCTTTTTGAAACTCTCGTAAACCTCAGGCATTTTTGCCTTTAGTTCCTTGCTATCGATACTCTCGCGCTCGTATGCTGCCTTACGCGTGAACTGGATGAGGTCATTACACCATGAATCCTCGTTTACGTTCTGCATAGCCGTCAATACCTGTTTCTTCAACTCCTTTTCACGCTCCGTCAACTCGTCAAGCTGATGTTTGACCATCATCAACTCTTCGATGGTTGCCTGCATACCGTCTGGAATCTCACCCTTGACGCGCTTCTTTTCAGGTTCTGCCGTGATATAATGGCTCAGTGCTGTAATCGCGCTCAGTGGGTCACCATCAGCCGCATACACCTCGACAACATATTTGCAGACGTCAGCAGGTATGCGCGTCAGTTCCTTGACCATCGGCTGACCATACTGTGGCTTTGGCAACCATATCAAATACAACTTGTTTGCCTTGCGCCCTGTCTGCAACTCGTACAGGTAGGCATAAATGCTCAACTGCACGGTAACGTTGACCTCATGTATCTTGCTCGTTGTCTTGATATCCCCTAAGCTGTCATCCATAAACACCTTATCAATGCTGCTGGCAATGTTCTTCTCGTCACTGACAAGGTATTCACTCAGTGCCACCTCTAAGCCTGCATCCTTGATAATGCGCTTGTAATCCTCAACGATGGGGTCATCAACAATACCCAGGCTGTCATACAACTCGCATTTCGAATGAATCAGCGTTCCATAGTCTGCTGCCTGCATCAGTACGCTGTCGGGAATGCCTGCGTAGGTGTCGGGGAATAACCACTTGACAATGGCTGTCACGCCACTCAACATCTTACCATTGAGGTTATAGGTGTGGTGTTCAGGCTCGAACACCACAGGGCTTTCAGGGAGATTGAAATTCTTATTTTCCATAATTCTTTTTTTATTTGAGATTAAACAATCATGCTGCCTTTGCTAATTCTGCCTTACGCTGGTTCACGGCTGCAATGAACCGTTTGTCATTCTTGTACTCCTTCTCATACTTGAAATACAGGGCTTTCAGTTCCTCGGTATCGTTAGCTGCTGCCACTTCCAAGATGGCTGCACCGAACTTGTCATCATTACCGAACGAATAACGCACACGACCAGCGTCATCTACTATAATAAGGTTTGATACCTTGCCCTCCTTATATTGGATGTCTTTTACATAGAAACGTGTACGAGGCTGTTTCTTGCCGCCTGCACCTACTTTCCATTCATTCTCTGCCAACGTAATCCATACGAAAGGACACGTATATAATTCGCGACCTATGCCCCAGTTAAAACAGGCACGCTTGAAAGCGTCGGACGCCTGACCCTTTTCTTTCTCGGTGTTACTCTCGACGCCTACATCTTGCTTGCTGACCCATTCGCCTTTCTCGTCGCGAATGCTGACGGTGCAGAACAGGTTTCCGTTAATGAGTTCGTGTTCACGCTTCCAGTTCATCGGACCGACTACCTCGTCCAGCAGACGCATATCCACTCGGGCGTCTTTATACATCAGCAGGCTAACGCCTTTGTCCGTTACTGTTCCAACTCGACAATCTATCTCGTCGGCTTTCAATTCTCTAAAATTCAGTCTTTCCATAATTACTTGTTGTTAACTGTTAATACTTAGTGTTACTTATTCTCTTTGGGGTCTGACCTTTGGTTGCACAACGGCTACGAACCATTCAACATTTCACAATGTCGCCACGATGGCTGTGCAACTGACTAAACAGAAAATTATACTTACAAAGTACATTTAATTTTCTTATAAATAGGTATGAAAATATTACGGATATACTCTATCGTGTAGACAATGCCAAGAAACATCATCGTTACTGAATCGCTGAACATCAATGCGCATGGTGCGGTTAATACTGCCAGCACTACAACGTTATAAACTACCTTTTTCATAATCTTAAATTTTTGCATGACGCAGCACGTCCGAAGCGTTGCAGAACCATTTTCCATTTTGTGCCGTGGCGTTCACTTTCTCTGCCCTGACCTTACCAGTTACAATGAGGTGCTCCAGCCTTGCACGACCACCGACAATCTTCTCTGCCTTGCGCAATCCGAATGTCTGGTCGTTCATCAATCGCAAGATTACCTGTAACCGTGCTTCAGCTTCATTGTATGGTAACGCTGTCGTCATTGGGTTAAATACTCTATTCCTTTTGTTCTCAATTCCTGCAGGCTGAAATCAATGCCTTTCTTCTCGCATATCATGTACGCTAACAACTCGGTGTCCTTGCTGACGCCCAACTTCGCGTAGATGGCTTTCTTTTGCGTCCTGACTGTATGATAACTCCTGCATAACCTGTTAGCTACTTCTTTATCTATATAACCCTTACAGAGCATGAGAGCGACCTCACGCTCTGCACGGCTTAACATAACCTCATTGCAATCTCATCATCCGTTAAGCTGTAACTATACTCACTTGCAACTTCACGCTCGACGCTGTACCAGTTTGGCATTGCATCCTCGATGAACCTTTCAAGCCGTGGTGACTTGTGACGTGCATCGTAGTGGCTTACCACTGCCAGCGTAATCTGACTGCCGTATGCGCGAACGTCAACTACTATCACGCAATCGCCATACTCCTTTTCGTATGTTGCCCTGTCATCACCTGCCATGATGGCTTCGCGCATCTGCTGGCGCATACCGTCTGACAACTCCCTGACTATTGTATCTACTATTCTTCTCATACCTAATTACTTTACATAAAGTGAAACCTGTAAACCTCTGCGCAGCTTGCATACGCACTTATCTAACATACAGTCCAGCGCACGCTGCACGAACTTGTAAAACAACTCTTCGCCTATCATTGCGATAATACCACTAACACCCATCAGCGTGTTAATCTTCTTGCCGTTCTCGTCACGACCGAAAACCTTGATACGGAAGTTCTGATTGATGAACTTGGTCGTGTACTTTGTAATGCCTTGTCTCTTCATAATTTTCTGTTCTTTTTTAATTTTACCCCGAATGAGGTATTGTTTTATTTGAGATTTATTTGTAACTTTGCCCCGTATTCTTACGTTGACGATGCAAAATTAAATAAAATATTTATTGATTGTTCAGAAACCCTTTACTTTTTAAATTATTTTAAATAGATATATCGGGTTTTTTAATTATTTTAAAAGTTTAACTCAAATAAAAACGACTATGGAGAAAAGAAAAATTAGCGGAAAAGAGGTTCGCTACCTGCTTAAACAAAATTCTATCAACCTGTCTTGGTTGTCTGAGCAACTTGGTATATCAGCACAAGCCATGCAGGAACGTTTAAAAGCCCAGGAATTCAAATCTGGCTATCTGCTCGAAATCTCTAATGTGCTGGGTCGTGACATTTTCGGAATGAAAGATTCTGATGGAAACTCACTCTTGAAACAACCCATCTTGGACATACGTGTGTGTGCTGGCAATGGAGTTGGGCTTGAAGGTGACGAGAATAAGGTCGACGAATACGTGAGCATTCCATCCATGCAGGGTTGCATCGGTTTGACCGTCTATGGCGACAGCATGACACCAAAATATTGCGCTGGTGATGTCGTGTTCGTCCGTCCTATCCCCGTGGTGGATGACATCGACTACGGCTCAACCTATCTTGTCATCACAAACTCTGACCGTCTGCTAAAGAATATCTATCCGTCAAAACATTCTGATGACTGTCTGCGCCTTTCATGCTTCAATGAAGAAGTTAACCACTTCAATGAACGCATCTACCCCGACCGCGAAATCAAAAAGGAAAATATAATATTTATATATAAGGTCGTAGGCTCATTGAATCGTACCCAGATATAGTTATTTTCGCAAGAAAACGGCTCTAACAGCATTTTACATCGTCGCCCGATAACTTATAAGGCGAACGAATAAAAATCGCTTAGGACGCAGAAAAACGAATAAATTCGCATTTTCACGGTTTTATATGTAGTTGATTTAAAAATGTATACGCAGGAAATCCATTTAATTGATTTCTTTATATCTATTTTCAACATTTTCACCCGTGACGATTGGCTTTCAGTGCCTTTCGTTACGGGATTTACAGAAAATTATGACTTACAGTATTTACAGGCTTTCAGTCCATATATGGTGCTGGTAGCGAATAAAATCTATTCGTTTTTACTATGACTTCGATAAAACTTGCTGTCTTGCGACATACACGTGCAAAGGATGGCTCTTACAAAATAAGAATAAGTATCGGGCACAAGTCCGAGACACATTACATCGTTACAAAGTACAGGGTCGCCAGTCTTTCCAACTGGTCGAATGGTGTAGTCGTTGGTCAACCTGACGCAAAAATCATCAACCTCAAACTTCGACAACTTCTCAACGAATACGATGAACGACTTGAACGAGTACCCAATCCAAGTGACTATTCTTGTGAGGAACTGCGCAACCTCTTGCGCGATATGAGAACCAAGAATGATTCTACAACCCTGCAGGAAATCGCCAATATCTACATAGGCAACCTACGAAATGAAAAACGTGAGAGTACAGCACGCATCATGGAATACCAGCTTAAACGTTTTCAGACGTTTACTCATGGTAACGTTTTTCTCTCTGATATATCACCACGTTTGATAGATGAGTACACCCACCAATTACGAATGCAGGAGTATTCGTCATCATATATAAATATTTCGCTCTCGCAAATCAAAACGATGGTCAACTATGCAATCAAGATGCAGTATGTGTCCTACGAGGTACACCCGTTCGCTTACTCGCACAACCTGCCAACCATTCCACGCGACACGTCGTTACCTATCGAGGATATACGAAAGATATACAACTACCACCCGAAACGTATTGCCACACAACGCAATATCGACCTGTTTATGCTTTCATTCATGCTGGGCGGCATGAATATGAAAGACTTGCTCAAATATGATTTCCGTGACGCCACCACCATTTCATACATCAGACAAAAAACCAAGCTAAAGAATTTCCGTCCGACTGAATTTACCATTCCTGATGAAGCATTTCCTATCATTAACCGTTGGATGGATGCAAAGACAGGACGATTGAAGGTTATGCGAAATGTATTATATGGGTCGTTCCTATCGATGGTAACAAAATCACTGAAAAACGTGGCTAACAAACTTCAACTTTCAAAGACTGATATCAATTTTTACTCAGCAAGAAAGTCTTTCGTTCAGATAGGTTTCGACCTCGGAATACCTTTAGAGATATTGGAATACTGCGTCGGGCAGACAGTCAAAACAAATCGTCCAATCTTCAACTATGCAAAGATAATGAGCAAGCACGCTGATGACGCCATTCGCAAAATACTCGATGAATTAAAAACCTCTCCATCCATCACGGACGAAGAGGGAAACTCAAATAATAATAAAACATAAACATTTCGCTGGTAGGTGTGTGTTAAACAAAACATTACAGATATCATTTCTTTCTACCAGTGAACCATCGAACAACAAGATATATGAACATAAGGAATAATATGATTGTACTACCTGTCATCACTTTTCCGTAATCAAGGCAAAACGTTTCCCATTTTGTAAACTTACGTTCTACGGGTTCAGGTACTGGAATACTATCCACACGAATGCTGTCGCGCCAACGGTCACGCCAACGGTCGCGCCAACGGTCACGCCAGTGCTCAATCAATACAGTGTCGCCTTTTATGAGGGTTGTCGTGCTGTCGTGTATCTCGGTTTCTATATATACGCTATCATGCACCGTCACACGTTCAGTACTGACTGTTTCCACTGGAATATACTGCACGGACTTACAGCCAAACAATAACCACACTATACCTCCATAGAATACAATGACAAACACCCACGCCACAATCTCGATAATGATATTCTCTATTTTCTTCCACATACTATTCGACGGTTATATAGATAGTATCTTTTGCCTGTTTTAATACCTCATACAGTGCCCTGAACGTCACCGTACTATCTAAGACCTTTCCAACCTGCTTATTTTTCCCGACAAGGATGCACCCCTCAGTATCGTTCGCCGTATTGCCGATATGAATCAGCACACCGTCGAATGCTGGCACGTTGATAAGTCGTGGCAACCGCCCACCGCAAAACTGGTATGCAGTCTTTTTTGAAAACTTAGGGCTGACCATATCCAACGTCACGCGATAACGCCCGACAGGTATTGCCGTTACGCCACGTCTTTTCAGATTCTTATTGACAGTCACGGGTAACGCCTGAGACAGTCCACGGTCTTTATCTTCGATGGTGTCACAGAAGTATTTCCTGTCAATGTACAAACGCCCGATGGTGTATGTCTCTTTACGGGCTATTCGTTTAAGCGTCAGTTCCATCTTTTTCTAAATTTAGATACTTTGCAACCGCTTCCGCGATTTCCTTTGGGTCGTTCTTGTGCTCGGCAATAGCTTTTGCCAGTTTGGCCGCTTCGCGCATCTCTCGCTGTTCCTTAACGTCGGCAGGCTCATAGATGCTCTTAATCTCTATGGCGGCAACAAATAATACCGCACCAAGTGTAAACAGTGGGAACGTATAAGCCGTCCAGCCGTTGAACAGATACAGGAACACGAATGCCATAATCTGAATCGCGTCAACGACCATCATAGCCAGTATCGCGTTGTAGTAACGACTAATCTTGTCAACCGTTCGTTTCATCTTGTCGCTGTATATCGGCTCGCCACGTTTCCGTGCCTTACGGATGCCAGCCCAATAGTCCAGTCCGATGAATACCAACGGCGTAAACAGCAGAAGCACCACAAAGAATAGTAGTGCTATCAGCTGTTCCGAGAGTTCATGTAATGCTTCCATATTATATATCTTCATTATCTTTTCTTTCCAAGACAGCCACCGAAGTGACTGCCTTTTATGTACCTAATTATTACAATAACTATTTACTTAGACATAGAATATCGGTGCAAGATACTTCACATACTTTTGCGCTCCATACTTGCTAAGATGAATACTATCTACTGTATAGCCATAAGGGACATTGCCACCTAAGCCAATATTAATTTTGCCAAAGTTCTTTATGCACTCATCAAGTATGTAATCAAGTAGATTGATAATATTTGCATTATCTACCCCATTGAATATAGACATAAGATTACTATAAACTGATTTGGCAAAATAATATGATGGCAGGTCAGTAGGAGGTTCGCCATATCCCATGAACTTGATAGCTGAATTGTTATCATCAAAATATCCTGCCCTGCAATGTGGTAGTATTGCAAGAATAGGAACATCTTGATAATTATTAGATTTTGTCTTAAAGGAATTGATATTATTACTATTAAAATAGTCATTATACCATCCTTTGACTCTATTCAGTTCATAATTTTGCTCATTAGCAATAGGCATTTCATAGATAACCAAATCTGGATGTCTATCAAAAATGTCCGAAGAGTTCCAATTAAGTATCTGCGTAAATCTTCCACCACGACCGATATTATCAAAGAAGATAGCAGGATAAGAATATCTTTCTACACCCCAACAATACATATAGCTATTGCTATAAGAGGTGGAGTTGTCACGTTTATATGTAACTGTAATAGTTCCTGTAACACCTTCTACTTTCTTCATCCAAAGCCTGCGGTGTCTTTCATATTTGGCTTCACCAGCAGCTTTTAGCTCATCGTCTGTTTTACCAGTAGGATTACTCCGCTGTGAGAAAGTAAAACCGTTGGCTTCAATCCAATTGGTTCTATCTTCGCTTACAAGTACTTTGCCATTACCTTCTGAAATAACTATCTGCGAAAGTACACCATCAATGCTCTTTGCTGTGACGATATTGCACTTGGCAAATGCATCCAAATCCCAAACAAATTGTACTTGTGCATTATTATCAGAACTTCTAAATGTTTCTGCAGACCAACTAAAGTCACCAAAATAAATATCTGAATCGGGACTGAAAGTATCATAATTAGTAATATCCCATGTGCCAACCTTTGTAAACACGCTACTATTATCCCTGACACTATCCAGTCTGTCATTCTGTGGTTTATTTTTGTTAACAATACTGAGCATTTGTGTTACCCAATCGTTAAACTGATGACCAGGTGCTGCATGGGTCGGATTTTCTACTTGCCCACTATAATCTACAGCTCCTGTAAGAGAATCACCAACGCAAGTAATAAGTAAATCACCAGACATTTCCAGCAACTTATTTTTAAATAGCGGTGGTAGAACATCCCCAAACACATTGATGCCGATGTTTTCTTTCTGTATTATATCTTGTTTTGTAACAAGGTTATCAGCATCACTAACCTCATAAAACTCAAATTTGACTTTCTGGGTATAGTTTCCTACGAATGTTGATTTTACAACACTGCTTAATCTAACATAGAAAAAATCCCTTATTGGTGTAAACTCAAATGTATTCTTACCATTTAATGTAAGTCCTCTTCCATTATTGAAGTCTTTTGTCTCATACCATTGAGCATTACTCATACTAAAATCATACAGACCAAAGTCACCAGTATTTGCAAGGTCAACGAAATCAGACGAAACAAAACCATCAAAAACAATAGACACCTTGTACCTTTTACCAGCCGTCAACTTATTATCAAGGCTATAAAAATTGCCATCATCAGTTATTTGATAACCTTCTGAGCTTGCTACAATATATTGATTAGCGTTTTCAAGGATACTTGCACATTCATAATATACAGAGTTTTCAAGTTCTTCTTCACTTAGTCTATCAGTATCTACATCCTTGCAAAGTAACATTATGAGATACTTGTGATTGAATCCTTGCATATCAAACAACCTACTCCATCCTCCTCTATCAATAGAATAGTTTGTTGCACCTTGATAACTTTCAGTATCATTCCCAAAGCAGTAAATCTTGTGACTACTGTCTGCAATTATCCTTTTTAGTCCAGCAGCAGGAATAATCACATGACCTCTTGTTGTGTCATAGTTTGTTGTATCATTTACAAGGTCACCTGCCTTGAATTTGATTTTGTTCTCACCATAGTAACATCCCTCTGAGAATCCTTTTATATCTGATACATCCTGTTTAAGATTATTCCTCGTAATAACGGTTATAGCATCTTTCAATTCATCCAAAGTAATAGTGTCTGTATCTACTGTCTTACAGATTTTTATACCTATTCCCTTATAAGAAGATGACAACTCAGGTATTACCTGTGATGTAGTCCAACCACTTATGTATCCACTTATAGTATCCCAATCACCATCAAGCCCATCAGTCACAGCATAGATATAAACCATGAAACCTGGTTTTATAGAGATTTCTTCGACAATATCCTTGTCAAAATACAAATATGCTCTTGTGCTATCAGGGGTCACTATACCTGAACCCATTGGTTCACCTATTCCCATTGCAGAGCATAATACAGTGTTTTCTGTATTTGTTTTAATGTTTAAAACAGGGTTATACACTCCACTGCTCTTAACCAAATTATCACTTCCTGCTGCAGGCTCATCGTCAATGCCAATTTGGTTAATTTTCTCACCTGTATTAAAAGCTATATCATTAATAGCCCGTTGTCTGTTAATAGTTTCTTGCTGAATCTTGGACTCAAGACTATTACTATTTATTGTAGTTAGTATATCCTTACGCTCATCAGCATCAATTGAATCTGTATCATTTGTTTTGCATATTTTAATTCCCACTTGAGGATACTCCCAATTTGATATATTTTCCTGTTGAGTCCAACCTCCTTCAAGTTCCCATGTACCTTCAATACCATTATCCAATCCATAAAGGATTAGTAAAAAGCCTTCAGGAACAGAAACTGATGTCACATTATTTGGATTAAGTATAACATAACATCTTGTATCATCAGAAGTTACAACCCCGTTCCCTAAGGGCTCTCCAAGAATTGCTGTTTTATTAGTTGTCTTAAAAGTGCGTTCTTTAATATTGTCAATACTTGTATTTACTCCTCCACTCTTAACCAGATTATCACTTCCAGTAGTAGGTATATCATCAACTCCTTGCCAGTCTGCTTCAGTAGTACTCCAGTCATCAGCCATTAATCGGTATTGCACATACTTATTGTCAGAACTCTGTACAAACTTAATGCTCATTCCACCTTTTCTTACAGAAGCTGGAATAAGAGTGCTAAGGTTTGCATCAGAGAATAATGCAGAGAGTGATTCCCATTTACCATCATTGTTAGGGCCTGCTGTAGGATTTTTTGCTGATACATCATATACCGCACCGAGTGCAAGTTCCTCAGCCACTCCACCGCTTTTCACTGCGTTATTGCTGGATGCTGTTGGTACGTCATCCAACTGTAACATCGGTTCTGCATTCCAATCGTCATCATCGTCACCGCTTACGATGAAATATATACCATCTTTTGTTAACACGATTGGGTCATCACCACCGTTGAAATGGAAATTGGTGTACGTTCCTGCCTGTGTGGCAAGGTAGAATACCTCTTGGCTTGTCAATGTTGCAGGCGTTGTCGATGGTGTGGCATATCCTGCATACAATGCACCAGTATTCAGGCGTGTTGTAATCGCGCTGAGGAATGAATCGACACTGAGTTGGTAAAGCACCGTTCCTGCTGCATTTTTGAAAACGAGCTTACCATCTGAGAATATCACCGTTGTCGTTTCTGCACCTTTAGCTCTATTCTCTTCAGCTGTAATATTCTGTTGCAAAATGCCCTCTGCTCCTTCAGCACGGTTAACTTCATCAGACAAATCACCGTTTAATTCTGTTATATCTCCATTGATATCGGTAATAGAGCTGTTGATATTGGTTATATCCCCGTTAATGTTTTGGATGTCGCCTTTAATATCCGAAATATCAGACGCATTACCATTAATCGCACCGTCACCCATTGTGGTGACCATAGATAACAGGATATTCTGCAAGATTGCACCTGTTATCTCTTTGTTTCCATTCTGTTTGATATAATTTTGAATGGATTGTTTTAAAGCTGAAAAATCTGCCATAATAAATAAAATTTAGTTATCGTAATCATCATTATAATCATTATTGAAAGCAGGCTGACCTGCTGCTATATACCGCCCGACTTTCTTTGCCACGGTGTCACAGGTGAATTCTATCTCCACGCTGGCGAGGTCGCCTTGTTCCTGCCATTCAGGCGTGCACAGGAATGTGTCGCAATGGTACATCGTACCGTACTGGTCGAGGACATCCACGAAATCAGACAGACGTATGAAACGCATGACATCGCAAAGGTATTCAGGTGCAAGTATCGAGCACTTGTAACGCTTTTCAGATATCATCTTTTCTGGAAAGAAATAGCCGTCGCGCGTCTCACCCTCTTCGCTGAATTCGTAGTCTGGCTTCCCTAACTGCGTTTGCAGCCATAGCGTATTGCGGTAGCCTGTACTATACACGATGCGGCAACCGTCCATCACGAAGTCTTCATTATCCCACCACTGAACCAATACATAGCCGCTGGTGTCGGCTATCAGCGTGAATACGTCGCTATATAGGTAGGTGTTATCACTCAGCGTCAACATGAGGTAGTAACGACCCTCTTTGTTGCTGATATTCATCGGTGCTGTTGCAGGGTACACAATGACGTCGTAACCGAATGCGGCAAATCGTACTATCTGCAAGCCTGTATCTTGCATCTCTGCCGTGATATCCGTTCCCGTACCCGTATTGAAGTTAATCAACGTTACAGCCGTCACCGTAACACTACCATGAGGAATGATACACTGGAAAGGCGGCATACTACCGAGTGGGCAATATAACGGGTACGTCGCACCATAGGCATACGTCTTACGGTGGTGTTGCTCGTTTATATTGCGATAGAACGGCAATGGGGAAAGATTGTTATTCTTCATACATTTGGATTGCTATAAGTTTCATACATTAATGTTGCCTTACCCATACGGCTTGACAGGTTAAGGGACAGCTTTTGCACCTGACCGTCACCCATAGCCGTATGCACCAGTTTCATCACGTCGGGCGTATTGTTGCCGTATGGTATCACCACGCTTTGACGCTTGCCACGCATGATGTCCTGCGCCGTCAGCGAATCACCGTCGCATATATAATCCCAAGCTGGCAAATCGTAATTAAGGAAATCCTGCTGCAGGAACTTCAATGACACACGGTAGTTTTGCGACAGCGAGTAACACGTACCAGCTTCAGTCTCGCGGGAGTTGTAAATGAGTTCCACATAATTGCCGTTACCGTCATTCTTGACCATCAGTAAAGCAAATCCGTCCTTGCTGCAATTTTCGGGTGCTATCTGCATAAAGTCAATGTCGCTGGTAAAGTTGCTGATGGTTATCTCTTCCACCTTGTCTGTCTGCACGAATGGTGACTGTATCTCATACGGGAAACCGTCGAAGACGTCTGTGCCTGCATCCATCCATTTATATTGATAACGTGCTGGCATTTCCACCTTGTCGAACTGCCACTCATTCGTACCATAACTCCACGGCTTACTATTACGTGACTGTATCATGGTTGTGAGGTTGGCGTCTACCTGATGCGTACCGCCATAACTGCCGCCATTCTTAAACCACGAAATATGTTCGATGCGTAGACGGTTGCTGCTGTCTACGAACCAGTAACAATCAAATGCGTTTTTCAGCATACCGAGCACATCATGCAGCGTCACGGGTGCTTTCATTGATGGCTGTGTATATTCGCCAACGAGAATATTACTCTTTGGTGTTATATGTGGAACACCTAACGACTTATTGTCAACAGGGTTTGTGGCACTGAATAGGAATTCGCTATAATCAGTCGTGGGCTGGAATGTCACATTCGTTCCGTTAGCCTGCAACAGCACTGAAAGAACGCTCCACAATGGATAACTGTCTTTCAATGTGTATGACTTCTGCATAGCTGGCTCCCACCACCTATATTCCGCGAGCTGTTGCCTATACCATATACTTGCCACTGACCAAAAGGAACGAGCCACAGGAACGTAATAGAAACCACTTACTGACGGCTTATCGTAGTAATACGTGTCATCATATTTGCCCCACTTCGTCGCGGTTTCGCTGATATCGTTACTTGGTACAATCGACACCTCAGCTTCTATGACATAATGCAAGTTACCGCCATAAGCAGGGTCGCTCGATGTCACCTTATGTGTTTGGTATGTCTGACCGTTTACAACGAATGATTCCACGTCACACAACCAACGGGCATACACACCCTCATATTCACATTCAGCCGCACCCCACGCTATATCGCCTGGGTCTACAAAGTTCAATGCTTCATTGAGCAATACAAATGGCGTCCAATAATGTGCCACCATCGTACTGTCACTTAGCTTTATCAATCGCAGGTCGTAACTATCCTCAGCCAGCTTGACACGCACCAGCTTATATACGCCCTCGCCATTCGTCGTTTCAAACTCTCCGTTGGCGTCAGGCTGTGCAATGAATGACCTTATTAATCCTGTCATTCCTGCTGGCTGAAATACGCGCACAAACTTGATGACACATATAGACATATTACTTTGGAAATGATAGTCGGCTGGTGGGGTATCGCCAATATCAAAATCCTGTTCCCATGAGAAACCGCCAAAAACATTCGTTACCTTACCGTCGTTTGCATAAAGTTGCAGCAATGCACGTTTCTTCAGCGTTACACGCTCCGTGACTGGCAATAGGTCTATGAGGTTGTATTCTTTCTCCCAACCGTCAAGTATCTTGTTATATTGGTCGATGACCTGTGGCTGCACCGTAACCTTATGGTCATCAGCATTGATAGTGCAATCCGTTTGGTAGAAGTGGGCGCGATAGTATTCCGACCACGTCTGCCCATAATTGGTGCTGCTTTCGATGACGAGAACAAACTCTGTCGTGAAACCACCATTGATGATGATGTCCGCATCCGCACCCACGAAGTTTATCTTCGAACCGAGTTTAGCACGAAAGAAACGCTGCCCACTCTCCATCTCGTAGTCGAGCGTCAAATCATCCTTATATACTGGATGCACCAGCGTCGTGACGTTGTTTGCTGTCAGTTTCCAACGGTATATCATAATCAGTTCAGTATTATTCGGTGTACGTTCTTATAGACCACATGGGTACCTCGGCTGTCGGTGTACGTCCTGCGCTCTCCCTGCTGGCGTATTGCGCTGACGTCGTTACCAAGTTTGCGTAGGTCGCTGCTATTATCGTTCTGCACGGCTACGGCTACCTGTTCCGCACCATCATAGGCGTGCAAGTATTTACGTTCAAAGGTGCCAGAGTTAAGCGAATTAATCAAGTCGGGTATGTACTGACGATACCTGCGACTGTTGCGCTTGTTGATGACGGCAAAGAATTCGCCACCCTCTGCACGTCTGCGTGTACCGTCTTTCTTGCGTCCAAGGTCAATATCATTGCCTGACTGATGGCTACCGCCCTGCAACAACTCAACAGTACCCTCACCATATTCTTCGCTGCCTGTGCTGGTCATCTGTGCTGCCTTAATCTTTGCGGCTGCAAAACTTCCCCACATAACAGCCGTTGCAGGAATAGCCCATGGGAAACCCAGTTGCGACCATATCAAGGCCGTTGCACTGATAAGGTTCGTCATCTGCATAACCGACTGCACTGCCTGTTGTGCTTTCTGCGCACGTTCCTGCTCACGGAGTGCTTTCTGCTGGTTCTGTT